CACCCGGAACAAAAGCGATCGATAATGAGCAGTAGCCGTTTTTGTCACTACTTTCCTGTCTTGACCATTGATGCGCTCGCACCCAGAGCCTCCCAAGCCAGGGATGAGTCAACCAACGCGCACCCGGCTGGTTGAGCTTGGCCATCAGCCCGTTGCACTCCAGATCGTAGCTGGCCCCGATGAAATAGGCGTTAATCTGAAATTCGCGGAACTTGCCGCCCATGTCCTCGACCTCCGGTTCTTCGGCACCCGGAAACTCATGCACAACTAAACGACGGCCACCTTTAGCATCATGGCTGTCAGTTAAAAACTCAAAGCCGTCAAAATCCGCTTTAGCCCAGCGGTTACGATAGGTTTGCTGATCATTCATCCTGGCGCATCACTCCAGACATTACCGGTTTTCATTTTTACGGTGCCCGGTCCTGATGTCTGCGTAGTTTGCGATACCACGTGGTAGCCGTCCGGGGCTTTAATTTCAATTGATGCCTTAAGCTCAGTCGGCGGTGATGGCAGCGCGGATTTTGATTCACCCGGTGGGCGCATGCTGTCAAACGGCCCATTCGGGTTTAGCTTGTCGTAAAGCCAGCCGCCCAAATTCTGATTTTGATTGCCCGTCCCCCATTGCACCAGATTGTTGATACCTTTATTAGCCATCGGGCCAAGCACCTCGTATCCCAAATCCCACCCAGCCAATGCGCCAGCTGACCGCCCCAAGAAGCTGCCAGCCTTGCCCAAATAGCCGGGAATCCCGCTGCCCGCACCACCCCTGCCACCGCCCAACGCCAAGGCCGACAGACCGGCGGCGGCAGCCAGCGCCGTCAGCGGCGGCGTGGCGGTGACTACTGCAGTGCTTAACAGCGGATACTTTTGTGATAAATCGACAAACATATCGGCGACTTTGCCAATGGTCGGCGTCAGCTCGTCCATTGCCGACTTTACCTCCATGTCTTTGAGCTGCCCGGCATTTTGCAGCCTCGCCGATACGCCTTGCGCCTTGGTTTCCCAGTTCAGATCATTAGCACCATATTCCTTGCGGTTTTGCTCGACAGCTGCACCCACCCGATCAACCACGTCCTTATTGCGCATCCCAAACAACGCACCTCGCGCCTGTATGTCTTGGAAATACTCCCCAATGACACTGCCCTCCACCATATGTGAAATAGCCTCAATCAACGCCGCCTGTTCGTCTTTATTTTTCACGGTCTTCAGCTTTTTCATGGCCTGCTTTAGCAGAGGGCTTTTTTCGGATTCTTGATCAATCAGTTTTAACCAGGCATCGGCGGCATCGACGCCTTTCATGCGCTCCTTAATCAAAAACTCCGCCATATCGCCACGGCCCGATTTTTTTAAAAAATCCTTAGCGGTATCGGTAGAGGTCAGCTTGCCCAATAAGTTGACCACGTTGTTGCCGGCTTGATCTGTGCCGGCGGCATTCGTCATCGCCGCTTGATCCATAATCAGCAGCTTTTTCAACCCGTCCAAACCGACCATGCCGCCGTTTTGTGCAGTCGGCAGCTGTTGCGGCAGCCACTTGGCTAGATCCTTAATTTCAAAGCTGCCTTCCTGGCCGGAGGCGGTGATCATGTTCAGCGCCGTCTTTAGCTCGGCATCGTTTTTGACCACATGCCGACCCACCAACATGCTCGACAAATTCGCTATATCCACAGGATTGGCATTGTTGGCTGACGCAGTACGCATCACCATCGGCAAAGTGTCCATTGAGCGTTGCAAGCCTAAATCACCCTTGCCAATCATCAGCTTCAACGCCTCAGCCGCCTGTTCGCGGGTGCCGCCACCGCCCTGCTTGAGATCGACCGATTTGTTGATGACCGCCTCAAGGTCTTTGCTACCCGCAGTACGTCCGCGCGCATCGCGCTCACGAAATGCGATATTTGCTATATCTAACAGCTGATCATCAAACGCAATCGCCTTTTCAGCCGGGCTTTTCAGGGCATAGGCCGCAGCCGCTAACCCCGCACCCGCCGCTACACCGCCATTAATCCGACTCTGGATTTTTTCGTATTGCTCCGCCGCTTGGCTGGCTTTTTTCTGCGCATCGGTCAGCTTGCCCATCTCATTAGTGAGACGGGTGATTTTAGCCTGGGTTTTTTCGGCGGCCTTGGCCAGTGCGGCCTGGCTCATGGTGCCGGAGGATTCAAGGCGCCGGTAGGCGGCCTCGGTTTGCTGAATTTCTCGCCTCACGGCTCGCTCAGAGCGCACACCCAACTGTTCGCGAGCATGAGACAGTCTGTCGTAACTGCTCCGCTGTTGGCTGTTGGATTGATTAACGGCGGATTCGGTTTGCTGAGCAGCACGTTGCACCGCACGTTCTGCGCGTTGAGCCAATAATTCACGGGCACGCGACAAGCGCTCGTGACTGCCGCGCTGCTGGCTGTTGGCTTGATTGACGGTGGATTCGGTTTGCTGAGCTGCTCGCTGTGCCGCACGTTCTGCGCGTTGCACCAACAGCTCACGGGCGCGCGACAAGCGTTCGTGACTGCCGCGTTGCTGGCTGTTGGCTTGATTGACGGTGGATTCGGTTTGCTGAACTGCTCGCTGTGCCGCACGTTCTGCGCGTTGCGCCAATAATTCACGGGCACGCGACAAGCGCTCGTGACTGCCGCGCTGCTGGCTGTTGGATTGATTAACTACAGAATCGGTTTGTTGAGTAGCACGCTGTGCCGCATGTTCTGCGCGTTGCGCCAACAGCTCACGGGCGCGCGACAAGCGTTCGTGGCTATCCCGCTGCCGGTTGTTGGCTTGATTGACGGTGGATTCGGTTTGCCTTGCTGCTCTTTCAAGTCGTTGTAGATAGCGACCGATGCCGCTGCTCGTGTCTTTATCAACAAACTTTAATCTGACTTCAACGTCGGCGACGGCAGAGGACATAAAAAAACTCCGGTTACAGGATGTAACAGGAGTTTAAAGGAGGGCGTGATTGGCGGGCAGGCTGGAAATGTTTCCAGCTAGTGAGTGGTCGGCTTAATTAAACTCTCGACCACTCATCAAAGCGGACATTTTTGCCCATAAAAAAAGCTCTACCAGCGGCAGCGCCTTTACCACCGGCAGCGACTGGTGCATCACATGCGTCACCAGACAGACTGCCGCTGTTATTCTAATGACTTTTTTTCGTCAGCCTCCTCGCTGCCATCATCTTCGGCCTCTACAGCATTATCGGCATCCAATAGCGTATCAGCCATACGCTCGGCAGCGAGCCAATCGGGGCCGCGCAATTGTTCAATCAGCGACTCATCGGTGCCGGTTAAGCTGGCAATCAGCGCTATGCGTTGCGCCACGCCGCCGCGTTTATCAAACGACAGGTAGTCACCCGCCGTAGTGTAGGCGCGGAACTTCAGCTTATCAATGGTTTTCTTGCCGAAGGTTAAAGGGTGTTTGAGAATAAGATCAGGCATAGCTTGTCCTACTTATAATTAAGGTTAAAAGATTAGCTAATCTGCTCAGAAGAGTTAGCCATAATAGTCAGCTTGCTTTCGCCATCGCCAACGCCAACCGGCTCCGTGATAAACGCTTGGCTCATCATATGCACATGGCCGTCCGCCAGACGTATGGTGATGTCCTCCTCGCTGATTTCATTCAAGGCAGCAAGGTCAATTCCGCTTTGCAAATTGATATTGATCTCCAGCTTGGCGGGAAAACTGGCTTCTGTAAAACCACCGTCTTCTGCCAATCTACCCGCTTTATGATCACGTTTTTTGCCGCCCGGTGTGAATGTACCGGGCTTGTCGGCCAAAGGAAGCTTGCCGATAGACGGCACCGACACGGTTCTAATGTTAACTAATTTTGCCATGGTTAAACCTCCTTACGAAATTGACTGCGACCGCCCAGGATATAGAACGGCGACAGCAGTACCGGCGTATCCAGATAATTAAACCGGCTTGCATTGAGCGGATCTTGCTCCACCACCAGATTAGCTTTGTAGTAGTCGTATTCCTGCACCCAGCCGAATTCCTGCATCAGTGTGTGCTTGTACAGACTCAACAAATACGCCCGCACCGAGTCCTCAGTAGTTATACGTAGGCCGGGGCGGAATCCCTCATTAGTCTTGGCCGCCGCCGTCCCGGTAAACTTCTTGACCGCGCCAATGCGTTGCTCGTAACGAATGCGCTCCATCACTTCGGCGGTATTGATGTCCAAATAAGCATCATCGGTGCTGCCGTCAGGCATGAACAGATACATCGAGATCAAGCGCTTGATGGTGCAAGTGCCGTCTTTGGTGACCTGCATGATACTCATGCCTTTAAACAACAAGCTATTGGCTTGCGTCCAATCGTGGTTGCTCACGCCGATCATGCCGGTCAACTGAATACCTTCTAACGACTCTACCGGATTGTTGTAGAGCTTGGGTGCCGCAGCCGCCGTTAGTATGGCCGCGGCCTCCCAAGTGGGTGTCGGATTGATTTCCAGACTCAAATTAGAGATGTGCTCATAGTTCTTGGTCTCGCCAAAGGCCGCCGCCAGAGCGTAATCGCCACGGAATGCGGTAAAGGCGCGGAACCCGGCCTGCACGGGTGGTGCGTAACGGCGCTGGCTTTCAGTGTGCCATGCGGCCAGCGTGGCGGCATCGGTGATACCCAACGCAACATAGCGATACCAGCGACTGGAACCCATGATAGTTTCCAGATTGCCCGGTGCAGGGTCGCCGCTACCGCCGGATAGGGCGGTAATGGTCAACCCCAATCCAACCGGCATAACTTCGCCGTACAGGCCAAGGCGGATGTCTATATTATTGCCGCAGGTACCCTTATGCCGTGCGGTCAGTGTCACGTCACTAGCGACTGCCGCCGCAGTAACCGGAATATCGATATCGGTAAAGGCCGCAGCAATAGCCGTTGCAATTTGCGCGGTAGTTTGACCGGTTGCCACAGGCACACTAATTAATTTTCCTGCCACATACAGCGCCAACGTGCCGCTGCCGGTCGCAGCGGCCGTTACGGCAATAGTTCCGGTCGCTTGCACGCCTGCAGGCAAATCGGCGTAAGGCAGCATGAACAAATCCAGCACCGGGTCAACTGCCCGATAGCGTGCCGCCATTTGCGCCAGCATCGAACCGGCACCGGCTTTGGTCTTGGCATCCTCAACGCTGGACAGGCGCACAATCTCGCCAGCCGGGGCGGTACCCGTGGCCAACTTTTGCCCGACCAGCAATACAATCGGCATATCTCCGCCCAGTCCTGCTTGAGAACCGTCTATCTCGATGTAGGCTCCGGGGTAGCGTAATGCCAGCGGCACTTTTTCAAACGAAATCATAATCTATCTCCAGTATGGACCAGCCGGTCAAAGGCAGGCGGGTCGGGTAAATAATTGGTAACCAATGCATCAAACTCGTAACGGTCACGCCAGTAGATATCGCCGTCCGAGTACTCCAGCACCTGACCGCCGCCGAACTTGATCGGCTTTACATCAGGCTCAAGCTCCCAGCCCAGCAGCAACGTTTTAATTGCCTTCCGGTACGCCAGCAGTATGTCGTCGGTTTCGCCAGGCTTATGAGTTCTGACGTTTTCAATCGCCATCACCACATCAAATCCCAGCGTCAGGTCTTCCGCCCGCTCACCGGCGTGACTAACCTTGTCGGCAGCACGCACTACCCAGCAAGCCGGTAACGGCAGCGCTTCCGGCCGTATCTGCGCAAACTCCGCCGCCCCGGCCACCTGCCGAAACCACAAATGCGCAAAGCCAGCAGGCTTGGGTGTCAGATGCATAATCAACGGCGTCAGCGAGATCATTTCGACAAGCTCACTACAGGCATTACCAATCACCCCAAAAACGGGGCGGTCCGCCATAACGACGTGGCGAACTTTCCAGCATCACCGCATCATCAGACAATACCGGATCGGTCGGAGCGGCCGGTATCAGGCTGATAACGCCGCGGCTATGCGATTTGAGCGTATCAATCACGCCTTCATAAGCCTTGCTGACATCATCGGTCATACGCTCCGCGCCCTGCAGGTAATAGAGTGCCACGGTCGATGCCAATCTGGCCAACAGCGTGGTTTGCACTGTCGCCGGAATGCCATGGCTCAACAGCAACTCCTCGGCATCGGCCAGCGCCTTGTCGATCGCGTCCAGCGCCAACACTAAGGCAGCTTGTTCGTCAGTGGTGTAAACACTGATATCGCCTCCGGCTATTGCCGTGCGTAACGCATCATCCGGCGGCATTGCCTTGTCAGCCGGTACCGCCAGCTGCGCCAAACGCCTGGCGTTGCTACGGGCCAGCAGATCGGCTCGAGTTGCGAAGGACACTACGGATTACCTTGCTCGGCCAGAACCAATGCCCACACCGCATCACGGTCAGCGGCAGAGACCGACCAGCCGGTGATCTCGCTCAAAGCGTCGGCCTTGGGGCTGCCAGATACTGTCCATACGTCGGTATTGGCGGGATCAAGCTGGCCGATGGCCTCCTTAATGGCATCATGGCGCGCGACCGCATCGAGCGGTGCAGTGTTGGCGCTCTCTGCCGCAGATTTGTCACCATCACCCCTTGTGACATTGCCACCGTCATTAATTACGGCTCCCTGTGGCAAGCCTGCATTTGCATTGAGCGCATCGTGGTTATTAAGTACATCGGACGCGTCCGTTACAGACGCCCCCGATGTTTGGTCAGCCGACGCGGTACGTTCAAACCCTTCCGGCTCCGTTTTGTTGAGACCTGCATGAGGGTCGGTATACACCACCTCCAGCATCTGCTCCTGTTTCAAGCGCTCGGCGGTGGCCTTGTCCACCTCGTAAGGCTGTTCCGGCCATTCACGGGTAAACTCCATGCCACAGCGGTAAAATTTCTGCGAGGCCTGCTTGGGCTGAACGCGCCCCCAAAGTTTCACTGTCGCCATGATTTAATTCTCTCGTTTTAGTTAATACACCCGTCATTGTTGGCGGGAATTAGTGACTACAGCGTCATCCAGGGACTAACAACCAGCTTAACCTTGTTGTAGTTGGTGTTGCTGGCACCGGCGGCGTTTTGCTGCGCTTTAAGCAGCGCTTCGGCCGCTGCCATGTTGTCAGGGCCGACTACCAGCGTGTCCGGCACAATGCCGAGCCTGCGGTTGCCATCGCCCTTGAATTTCATCATCGCGACAAAGGCGGCTGTGAAGTTGGCAGCATCCAGCGCGGCTTTACTGCCGAATGCAAGTTGCCAGAATCCATAAGCCGCATCGCCACGCCAGCGACCGCCATAACTGAATATGTCATTTTCATATACGCCGTCGCTGTTGGCGGCGCTGTTTTTGATCTGTAATTCAGCAGCCACACGCTCTTGCAAATAAAACGGCTGCGGTGCGCGACCGGTACAGAGCAACACCCAAGGCTCAAGAATACCCGCCTGCATATTGCTGACAGTAGCGACAACGCCGGAACCGTCTTCATTTGGATATACAGGATGATCGGTATCGAAGAAAAACTGTCCGTCGTAGCAGATCGACGTAAACCCGGCAGGCACTGCACTAAACATCAAGTCGTTTTTCAGGTCGATCACAGACTGGCCGTAGCTTTCAATGACGTCGCCGTACATACCGTAGTTATCGTCTTCGAAGGCTTCGCGTGGGATATCCAGCGTGTTCTCGAACTTACGATTTTCAACGGTATAGGCCTGTCTCTTCGCGGCCTTGTGGAGACGCGCACCTACCCACTCCCGAAAAGCAGGGAATTGTGACAGCCAGGCATAAGTATTAGAGGCACTACCGCTGCTGATGGGCTTGCCAAGCTGCTTCCATTCTTCGGTTGTCACCGCCAAGCCCTTGTTGAATCGTGCTTTTAGGGTGGTGTTAAAGGCGGCTATTTCGCCGGCCGTCAGTACTTTAGTTGTCATGGGCTACTCCTGATATGCGCACCAGTGCGCAGGTTTGTTATTTAGAATTTTGTGCGGCCAAGTAATCCTCTTCCGATACCCCCATCTTTTTCGCCATCGCCGCCTGCTCTGCTGTCAATGCCGCTACGGACTGCTTGCCATCCACCTGCTTGGTTAGCAGTGCCAGTGGATTTTTCGTGGCCAAGTATTCAGTCAGCGACGCCAACGGCTGCTTTTCCGCCCAGGTTTTTTGTGCGGGGGCCAATAGGCCTTCGGTTAACGCGGCCTGCAACAGCGCCGTATGATCTTCTT